TGTTACAGCAGCATCTGGTAACATCTCCGGTGAGTTTGTAGCTAATAGCTATAATGAAACCTACGCAACCCTTACCCCTGCTGCTACTGTAGATGTAAATTGTGAGACAGGTAACGTGTTCGCTCTCACTACAGCCCAAGCCACTACATTTACATTCAGTAATCCCCCAGCTAGTGGAACAGCTTTTGGCTTTACCCTTAAAGTAACTTTTGGTGGGGTTTACACATTGACATGGCCTAGCTCTGTTGATTGGGCTGGCGGTACAGCACCTGATGCTCCCGGTTCTGGAGAGACTAACGTGCTTGTGTTCATTACACACGATGGCGGTACAACGTGGTACGGCTTCCAAGGTGGAGCGGCAATGGCATGAGTGTAACCAGTAAACTTACAACTATTGCTGCTGGTGGTAATTCTGGTGAGAATTACTGGATTTCCACTATAGCTGGTGACGGTGTTATGAGAAGCCCTGTGGGTGAAGACGTTGCCGTAGACAGTTCTGACAACATTTATGTCGTTGCGCAGACCACACAGACTGGTTCGGTTGATCAGAAAGGCGCTCTCGTAAAGTATTCAACAGACGGCGAAGTTCTTTGGGCAAGAACATATAACGGCTCTAGCACGGCCACTAATGCTAGGTTTCACACAGTCCGTGTGGACAGTAACGATGACATAATTTGCTGTGGTCAAGACACGGGTAATTTTGTCGTCTGTAAATACGACAACTCTGGGACATTACTTTATCAAAGGAAGACAACAGGTTTCTTCGGAACTCCTATCGGGATGAGCCTTGACAGCAATGGCAACATTTATTTTGTTACTGAGACTAACTATTTGATAAAGCTAAACAATTCTAGTTATGCTGTGACTCAAGTTAGGCTTCTAAGCGGAGCGTATGTTGGCTTTCAAGACATGACGATTTCCGCATCAGGAAATATCTATATTTGCGGTCAAACTGATCTCGGCCCCGGTACTAATGCCTTACTAGTCAAGTATAATTCCTCTGGGACATTGCAGTGGCAACGTGCATACGGCGGTACAGGCGATGAATACGCATACGGGATTGCTCTTGATAGCTCTGAAAACATTTACACAACAGGCCGAACAACAGCTTTTGGCGCTGGCAGTAATGACACTTACGTCATTAAGCATAATTCCTCTGGAACATTGCAGTTCACAAAGACGTTGGGCGCTGGTGTTACTGAGTATGGATTTGGAATGGCTGTTGACGCAAATAATAATGTCCTCATGTGTTGCATGGGAACTACTGGTGCGCCAGCTTATAATTCTTTCTTGCTTGCACTGTATAACTCTTCTGGAACCTTGCAGTGGCAGAGAGGGCTAGGCACAGGAACTACTATGCAAGCTTTTAGAGTTGCATTTAATGCAAACGGAGACATTTTAGTCACTGGCAAAGAAGACGGTTCTAATGGAAACTGGATTACTGCTAAGTTACCCGTAGATGGTTCTCTGACGGGGACGCATGGACGCTTCTACTACTTTGCTACAACATTCACTGACACCTCGCAGACGATAACCAACACAACAACGAGTTTAACCTCTTCCTCTCCGGGGGCAACGATGGGAAATGGCAATAAGTCATCAGTAACTCGTAACGTAAATGAAACACTTACCTCTTTGTAGGAGAACTAAAATGTACGTTAAAATAACAAGCGGTGATGTAGATACATACCCTTACTCCGTAGGGCAACTACGCCGTGAAAATCCCAATACATCATTCCCTAAGCAAATCCCTGATGAGATACTTGAGAGCTATGGTGTTCTTTCAGTTACTTTCCCTGATGCACCAAGCATTGATGATCGCACTCAGAAGATTGACCAAGAAGCTACACCATCTTTGGTTGCTGGTGCTTGGACTATCCGCTGGACTACATCAAGCAAGACTGCTGATGAGACTGCTGAATATGACGCCGACATGGCTGCATCTAATCGCGATAATCGTGACAACTTTCTGTCTCAATCAGATTGGACACAGGTAGCTGATGCACCTGTAGATGCTACAGCTTGGGGTACATATCGTCAGGCTCTGCGTGACATCCCAGATCAAGCTGGTTTCCCTAACGACATCAACTGGCCCACAAAACCTTAATCAGGAGATAATACTATGAGCAACGCAAGACTTCTTGGTGACATTATTTCCACTGATGGTTCTATTCAGCCTTTGTCGTATGCTGAGACTTATGTCGCAGTAACTTCCACAGGAAACGCCACCACGACCAACTGTGAGACTGGCAATACGTTCAGCCATGTCTTAACAGAGAACACAACATTCACATTCAGCAACCCTCCTGCTACTGGAATAGCATACGCCATGTCTGTCGAGATCATACAGGATGCAGGTGCTAGTGGCTTCACAGTTACTTGGCCTAGCTCTGTTGACTTCCCTGCCGCTACAGCACCCGTACTTACTGCTACTGCTAGTGCAATAGATGTCTTTGTGTTTACATCACGGGACGGTGGAACTACTTGGTATGGCTTCACAGCAGGTCAAGCAATCGCAACACCAGCATAAGGAGCTTACACAATGGCTACGAAGAAAAAGATGTTACAGGCTGCTGCTGGTTCTACTGGCGGCGCAGGTCTTGATATTACGGATGTGTTCAGCACTTTTGTGTATGATGGGGCACAAACAACACTTGTTGTAAATAATGGCATTGATCTTGCAACTGAGGATGGGATTACATGGATTAAGTGTCGCAACGCTTCTGAAGACCACTTTTTATTTAGCAGTTTGCAAAATTCTGATGGTCAAACTCTATTTCTGAAACCAAACGAAACTAATGCGGCTAATGGAACTAACGGAGTTAGTCAAACATCTACTGGTTTTTCTTTGGCAGGTGGTGATGGATTAACAAATCAAATTAACAAACAATACGCCTCATGGACATTCCGCAAAGCCCCTAAGTTCTTTGATATAGTAGGTCCATTCACTGGGGATGGTGTTAACGGACGTGTTCTTTCTCACAACCTAGGTTCTACCCCCGGCTTAGTTATTATAAAGCGTACATCCACTGGTACGGCAGCCCAAGGTTCTTGGTTTACCTACCATAGGAGTGCTGGATTTAGTGGAGGTCTTTCTTTAAACGGATCAGAACCTGCTGGATATACATTTGCTTCACCAATAACCGCAGCCTCAGACACAACAATAACAATAAACAACCCCGCCAACAACGGTAACATAAATGCTTTAGGGGAGTCCTATATTGCCTATTTATTTGCGCACAATCCCAACGATGGAGCTGCAACTGGCTTTGGGCCTGACGGCGACAGCCAAGTAATTTCTTGCGGCTCATATACTGGTAATCAAAACGCTACTGGCCCTGTGATTGACTTGGGCTTTGAGCCTCAGTGGGTGATGGTGAAAAACTCAACCTCTACTGGTGGTTGGCAAATTATGGACAGTATGAGGGGCATAGTCACTGGTGGAGGAGATGGTAGGTTGCAGGCTCAGGCTAATGCTGCGGAAAGTACTCCATCTTTTATAGACTTGACCCCAACAGGTTTTCAAGTGACGTCAACTGGCGGCAATATGAATGCTAACAATGCCATCTATACCTTCATGGCGATAAGACGTGGACCATTATCTGTACCTGAGGATGCCACTAAGGTGTTTTCTATGGATACTTGGGGTAGTGGCCCCCCTGCTTTTACCTCTGGTTTCCCTGTAGATCTGGCTTGGACGAAGGACATCAATAGTAGCGGAGGACAATGGTATTGGTTAGATAGACTTCGTGGAGAGCCAACCCTAGAATCGGCAGGCAATTTACCAGAAGACCCAGCCCCAAATGCTATTGTAGACGCCGGAGATAATCCTTTTGACTTTCAAGATGGTTGGTATGATAAGACTGGTACTGCCACTGACTATCAGTCTTGGATGTGGAAACGTGCCCCGGGCCATTTTGATATGGTGGCATACAGCGGGTCAAATTCTGCAAAAACTATAGTCCATAACCTAACAGTCCCACCTGAAATGATTTGGGTTAAGTCTAGAACAAATTCTAATAGGTGGACGGTTTTTCACAAAGATATAGGGCCAAATTATCGTACCTTTATAGACCTGTCACAGGGTTTTGACGTAGGTTCAGCGGTATGGAATAACACTGCTCCAACCTCTACAGTCTTTACTGTAGGTACTGATAGCAATACAAACTTTAGCGGACATACATTTATATCCTATTTATTCGCAAGCGCACCCGGTGTTAGTAAGGTTGGCTCCTACGACGGAGATGGCACGACTGATGGGTCTAAGATTATTGACTGCGGCTTTACGACAGGATGCAGGTTCCTGCTGATTAAGACATCCAACACGGGTGGTAACTGGATGATTTACGATACACGTCGAGGCATTGGTGTTTCAAACGATCCTGTTTTACAATTAAACAACACAGTTGCATCAAATGCTAACTTCGATAACCTTATTCCTAATTCGTCAGGCTTTGCCGTAATACAAAACACTGATGGTGCTCTCACTACAAATGAATCTGGGCATTCC